ATTTTTAATGGATTCCGTTATAAACAAATATATTAGTTTTAATTATAATTTTGGGATAAATGTATTTCTTTCCCAAGACTTCCCAGAACGTTATCTTTCCCCATTGGGAAAACTTAATGTAGTTGTTTCTCAAGATGGGGTAGTATTAGACACAGCAGAAATATCCCCAGGACAAAACTTACGCTTTCCATTTGCTTGTTATCAAGAAGCAGATATTCAAATTTTTAGCTATTTAGATAATAAATTAACTAAAATTTGGGAAGAAGAATTTTGTTTAGCTTATGAAAATGTTGTAATTGATTTACAACCTAACAACCAACAAGAATTTGAAGTTTGGATAGAATATGTAAAATGGTTCCAACAAAAAACTGAGTGTAATTTGTATTTAACTCATGAGGGTTATACTCAAGATACTTATCCTTCTCCTGAGGGTGTTGAAGGTATTTATGCTTCTTATGTAATTTACTGGAGAGAGGATATGTGGGCTAATCCATTAGGGGTTAATGTTACCTCATATGATTTAATTAATAATGCACTTTTAAGAGTATGAAAGTAGTAGGTTTATCAAGTTTTAGCCACGATGCTACAGTTTGCCTTATTGAAGATGGTAAAATTATAGCATGTTATTCAGATGAAAGATTTACAAGAGACAAATATAATTTAGCTCCTATCCCCTCAGAAGCATTAAAAGAATTATCTATTGATTTTGACATTCAACCTGATAGAGGTGATGTAGTGTTTGCTTTTGGTAATCCTGTTTATACTAGTGACCCTTTAATTAAAGAAACTATTAATATTAAGGGTGAAGCTTACATTTATGATCATCATGATTGCCATGCTGCTACAGCTTATTATACTTCAGGATTTGAAGAAAAAACACTTGTGTTTACTTTAGATTCTACTTCTTCTACTAACTGGAAGAAGCGCAAAATAACTAGAAATGATTTAGATACATTTGATAAACAAGTATTTGAATCTACTTATGGAGCAGTTTTTTCTGGGGAGAATAATAAATTAACTAAATTAGAAGAATTTAAAGGAGCACCTACAAACCTTTTCCACTATTATGGGAATAGTATAAATTGCCTTGTTACAATGTGGCAAAAAATTACTATGAGTGGGTATGAATTTAAGTTTGGAGATGAAGGTAAAATTATGGGTCTTGCTCCTCAAGGTAAACTTGACCAGGATTTATATAATCGTTTAATTCAATATATTAAATGGGATAGTATTATTGCTTCTACCTTCCATCATGAACTTCAAATCCTAAAATCTGAGGGATGGTTTGAAGGGGATAAAGCTAAAGATTTTGCTTATACTTGGCAAAAAGTAACAGAAGATACTATCCTTAAACTACTCCAGGAAATTATTAAAAAATACCCAGGACATACTAAAATTGCTTTAGCGGGTGGTTTTTTTGCTAATGTTAAAGTAAACCAAAAAATTAACGAATATCTTCCATTTGATGAAATTTATGTTGTTCCTTGTATGGGGGATAATGGTATTGGTTTAGGTGCAGCTATTCTAAAATCAGTAGAATTAGGTGAATTTAAAAATTATCGTTGGGATAATGTTTTCTTAGGAAAAGGATGGACTAATGAAGAAATTTGGGAAGGACTTAACTTAGATGAATTTATAGTAAAACCTTTAGATCCCTCTTATATTGCACAAAAATTAGTTGATGGTAAATTGGTAGGTTTATTTAGAGGAAGAGCAGAATACGGTCCTCGTGCTTTAGGTCATCGTACAATTTTATGTGATCCTCGTAAAAAAGAAAACCACGAATATATTAATAAAAAACTTAAGCGCAATGAAATTATGCCTTTTGCCCCTATTGTTATGGCAGAACATATTTCTGATGTTTGTTATGCTTATAAATCTATTCGAGCTGCAGAATTTATGACTTTATGTTATACTGTAAAAGAACATTGGCAAGATAAAATCCCTGCTGTAATTCAGAATGATGATGCTACTTGTAGAGCACAAACAGTATTTAAGGAACGTAATGAATTTGCATGGACAGTGCTTGAAGAATTTCGCAAGTTAACCGGTGTTCCCGTGTTGTTAAACACGAGTTTTAATAGTCACGGTGAACCCATTATAAACGCACCTAAACACGCTATAAACCATTTTAAAAACGATATTATCGATGTTTTAGTGTTGAATAATATGATTATAGAAAAGAAATAAAGTTACAAAAGCGTTCTTTGACATCTAAATTTTAAAAATATGGAAATAGTAATTTTAACGCTATTATCTGTTGCTGCGCTTGGGGCTATCACTTTGGGAGTTGTGAGTGTTGTAATGAATAATAAGCTAAACACACGTTTAAATAACATCGAAAGATGGATTGAAACATTAAATTTGGAATACCAACGTGGAGACAAGGGTATTTACCAAGCTATTGACGATGTCAGTAGAAAAGTAGATTCTAGAACAGATAAACTTCAAGATAATTTTTCTAAAGAAATTAGTGAAGTATATCGAATTCTAGATGAACGTCAAAAATCAACTGTAGAGGACATTCGCGGATACCTAAACAGTTGGCAAAACTCAGAAGAATTCGCGATGATGTTAAACACAATTAAAAAGAAGGAATTTGATTCTGATTTGGGTCTTTCCTATTAAGTATGTATAATCCGTCAAAGACGCTTTTGTTAACTTTAAAAAATATTTTTGTAAAATGGGTCATTACGAAGATGCTTTCTATGAAATCTATGAAGATGTAAATCAAAAAGGATTAAAAACACAATTTGATGCTCAACTAAATAAAATGAGATATCAAGATAAACACCGTAACAAATCCGCAAAAGAATTGTGGGAATATGCTCACAATAAAGTAACTAGTTCACTTACTTTAAAGGATAATTTGGACTAGTAAATCTAACTTAGTATACTTTAAATATGTATACTAAAATGATAAACCTAGACAACATTTTTGAATTATTTTCAACCAATGAAGAATTGGATGGGAATAATACTGTTGTTCATATAGATTTTACAAAAACCCCGATTTACTGGATTGGGATGTATAAAAAACTTGTTCTTAATCATATTAATTTTAATAAAAAAGTCCTTAAATTTTTTAAAGATTCTAATCAGGAATTAGATGTTGAAGACATGAAAGATGCGGGGGAATTCGTGGTTTACCACAGGGCGTGGCATTATATACAAAATGTTGATATAGACAATGAAGAACACATTATAGCCATAGAAAAATACACAGACGAATATTTAGACACAGCACTTAAATTAGGCATTTCATTCTTTGAACAACATGAAGAATATGAAAAATGTGCACTTCTTAAAAAAGTTCTAGACAAATCAAAAGAATTTCAATCTTAGCTTGGCCCCCAGATTTTTTCCATGTAGATTTATAATACAGGGGTTTAAAGAAATAAAGGGATTAGGGAATAATTGGAGAAACGAGGGGGGTAAGGTACCTCGGATATTAAAATATTAAATATAAACATATGCGTAATCAAGAATTAGTAGACAAACGTTTTGATCAAATTGAAGGTAAGATTAAAACATTAAAGTATTTATTAAGTCGCCAATCAAGTGTTCAAAACTTTAAGGATGAACTTAATCAAATGGAAGAATTAGTAGATAATCTTAAATCACTAATTGAAAGAGATTCAACACCACTTAGAAACGGTTAATAATTAAATAAAAGTTATGAATTTAACAGCAGAACAAATCCAAGCAAATTGGGAACAATTTATTTCTAATATTGAAACTCACATTAGTGGAGATCGTAAACAAAAACTTCTTGATTTTTATAACAAATATCAAGAACGTATTATGTTAATGCCCGCTGCTCATAAAAAGGAATATCATAATTCTTTTCCTGGGGGTTATGTTGAGCATGTAAATCGAGTTGTACGTTGTGCTATGAAACAATGTAATCTTTGGGATGAGGAGGGAGCAGATATGACTACATTTACTAGAGAAGAACTTGTATTCTCTGCTATCAACCATGATTTAGGTAAAATGGGTGATGAAGAAAATGAATCATATATCCCTCAGACTGATAAATGGAGAAAAGAAAAACTAGGTGAAGATTATATGTTCAACACTAAAGTACCATTCGCCTCAGTCCCAGATAGAGGATTATTTTTGCTTCAATCCCACGGTATTCAGTATACATTTAATGAAATGTTAGCTATTCAAACTCACGATGGTTTGTATGATGAGGCAAATAAAAAATATTTATTTTCTTATATGCCAGAACAAAAACCAAGAACCTCACTACCATTTATTCTCCACCAGGCAGATTTGATGGCTGCTCGTATTGAATTTGAGCGTGAGTGGTTGCCTAAGTTAAAAGGAGAAAAAGATAGCTTGGATGGGCAAAAAAAGAATTTTACATTGGGTACTAATACTAATACTAAATCAACAACTTCAACTAAATCTAAGGCATTAGGTTCAATTAAGAGTGAAGGTTTGAAAAATATGTTAGATAATTTATGATTACCACAATAGTAATTACAGTTTTGTCAGTTTTGGTCGTGATCTTAGGATTTACGACCATCAACCTATTACGTAAAAACGAAAGAGCCGAGGATATCGTAGTAGGTTATCTTATCTATTTAGAAAAGATTTCAAAGGTTATAGAGGCATCAGATGAAAAATTAAAAAAGATTGACTATAAAGGGTCATTCCGTTCAGATGATGAAGTAGGTTTTTTCTTCGAGCAAATCAAAAAGATTCAAGACATCTTAAACGATTTCAAGTTGAAAAAATCCTAATAAACCTCTATGGACCATATAATAAGAGCCAAAAAAAGCGAAAAGCAAAGTAGAAGATATTTTACAAAAGAAACAGAAGCTGCAATTGTAAAATATAACCATACAACCGACCCTGATGAAAGGAGTAGGATTTATGAACGTCATATTCATTGGCCCTTTTATAAACTCACAGAAAATATTATTCATACTTTTAAATTCTATTATACTGAAGTAGAAAATTTAGAGGATCTTCAACATGAGATAATGACATTTTTGTTGAGTAAAATCCATTTATTTGATCCTTCTAAAGGAGCTAAAGCCTATTCTTATTTTGGCACTATTGTAAAAAGATGGTTAATAGTTTATAATCAGAAAAACTATAAAAAGAAAATAAATAACATCCCTATTACAGATCTTTCTAACTATTCTAATTTAGATACATCAGACCCTGGTTTTATTACTTCAAAAAGAATGGATAATGAAATAAGTAACATTGTAGAGACTGAAGAACATTTAGATGATGATGAGTTAGGAATGCAAGGTTATAAACATGAAGATAAATTATCTTGGTTTATGGATCAATATGTTGATTACTGTACCGAACATATTTTTGAAATTTTTAATAAAGAGTATGATGCCCAAATTGCAGATGCTATTTTAGAACTTTTCCGAAAAAGAGATGCAATTGATGTGTTTAACAAAAAAGCCCTTTACATTTATATTCGTGAACAAGTAGATGTAAAAACTCCTAAAATTACTAAAATAGCTAATGTTTTATATGATATTTTTAAGGAAAAATATTTATATTATCTAGAGCACGGGAAATTCCTATCCTAAAGATTTTATTTAAATATATTTATAAATAAAATATGGGACAGCTAGATTCAGTAGTGTTTGGTGAAAAACGATTTTCCGACATTTTAGAGGAAATTTACAACAACCAAAAGAAAAAAGAAGCTCAAGTAACAGCCCTAATTTCAGAATTAAAACCCTTAATTAACGAAATTGGAGATGCTACCCTTATTGTTCCTTTGATTAAAGAATACATGGAAATTGGGGTCAAAAATGATGAACAACTCATTAAAATGGCTACAATTGTGCAACGTGCTCTACAATCAGGTCAAAATGAGGATGGTAGTTTTGGTATTTCTGATGAAGAAAAAGCTCAATTACTTGAAGCAATGGAAGATTTACAGGGTAAAAAAGGTAAAGAAGAAAAATAATTCATGGCAAAGGTAATAACCGGCTTAAGTTCACTTACTCCTAACCAGGGAAATCCATCATCAAAGTTAGGATTATTTCCTGCAAGGGTAAGATTTTGCATTTTAGATGATAAAACTGATACTAATGCATTTGAATTAGCTGGAGAATGGGGAGCTATTGGGGGGATATATTTTTCAAAATTAGATACCCCAAACCAATCCCCAAATTATACCTCAGATTTTTTCGCAAAACCTTTATTCCCTAATGATAAAACCTTCCCATTAGAAAATGAATTAGTTTATATCCTTCCTTTACCAAATAGTAATGTTCAAGGTAATGTAGGATCTGTTTCTTATTATTATTTCCAACCCATAAATGTTTGGAATAGTAATCACCACAATGCAATCCCCAACCCAGTTGGAGAGAGTGGGTTACCCCCTTCACAACAACAAGATTATGAACAAACATCAAATGGTGCTGTAAGACGAGTTACTGATGGTGGTACCGAAATTGAATTAGGAGATACTTTCAAAGAAAGGTTAGATATTAAACCAATTCAACCCTATGAAGGTGATGTTATTAAAGAAGGAAGATGGGGTCAAAGTTTAAGATTTGGATCTACTGTCAAAAGTGCTAAAATTACAAATACTTGGTCTAAAACTGGAGAAGATGGGGATCCTATTACTATTTTAAGAAATGCTCAATTTGATGACGGAAAAGATCCTTGGATTCCACAAGTAGAAGATATTAATAAAGAAGGATCAGCTATATATTTTACTTCTACTCAAACAGTTCCTATTGAAGTATCAAGTAAATCCTATAAATCATATTCAACAGCACCAACAACCCCAGATAAATTTTCAGGGGAACAAATTATTTTAAATTCTGGTCGTTTAGTATTTAATACAAAAGAAGATTCAATTTTATTTAGTTCAAAAGATAGTATTAATTTAAATGCTGTAAACAGTGTTAATATTGATGCCCCTAAAACAATTCTCCAATCAGATAACGTGTATTTAGGTGATAAAAATGCATCAGAACCTGTTATATTAGGTAATAAATTTTTAGCTGATATGAGTAAATTACTTACTCAACTTATTGCTCTTGGAACAGCTTTACAGGTACCTGTAGGTACTCCTATCCCTTTTTTACCCCACCCAGCAATTCCAGTACCAGCTACAAATGTTACACAAACAGCTATTGAAATGCTTAATAAAATTGAGACATATAAATCTAAAGTAAGTAAAACTAAGTAATGGCTTTTGATAAACTCATAGTAAGAAGTTTAACGGGTGCTGCAAAAAGTGCTATTAAAATGGATCTTGCCTTAGATTCTTTAAAGGAAAGATTAATCGATAGTATTACAACCGATGTTGAGGGAACAAATATTTTATTACCTTTTGATACTAGAGGGACTTTAGAAGGAGGAGATTTGCCTGAAGATTTAATGTCCCCCGAAACTGTTAATTCAGTACCCCCTATTCCTGCTACTCAAAAAGCATTAATTAATACTACTTTAGACAGAATTCAAGCAAATCTTGATGCTAATATTCAACAAAAAAATACTCTGCAAGGAGCTTTAGATAGTATTTTATCACCTCTAAGTTCTTTAGAATCTATGTCTACTACTTTAGGAGGTATTATAGATGGTATAAAAATAGGAGTTACAATTATTAAAGCTTTACCAGCCCCCACTTCAGTCCCCCCGGGTATAGGTATACCCTTAAATGTTATTAATGGGTTATCATCTGCTTTAGATACTTTAGGAACTTTAATTAGTAAATTTGAAGGTCCTTTAGATATTATTCCGGGTTCAATTTCTCAAATTGAACAACTTTTAACACCTATCGCTGCAAAATTTGCTACATTTGATCCCATTTATGAGAAATCTGTTAAGATTATAGCATTTATGAGATTACTCCTTACTTTACCTAAAGATGGAGCTGTATATCAGTGGGATGGTAATAGATGGAATCAAGTTACAGAAAGACCCGATACTCCTCCTCCAAATTCATTATTTGGTTTATTTGGTAATCCTAATGGTAATGTTGATGGGGATTTTACTAATCAATATTATTTTGATGGTAATACTAGTGGGGAGGGTGGAATTCAACAATCAGATATTGATAATGCTTTAAATAGTGTAGCTAATAGTATTCAAAAATCTTTAGAGGTTTCTTCTCCCTCTAGTTCAAATTCTAACACAAATGCCTTAAATAATCAAGCATTATTAGATAGTTTAGATCCTAATTCAAATAATCCTTTATTTTATAGAGGATTTAAATTAACAATTGAATTTGACCCAAATAATACTTTTAGTTTCCCTGCTAGAAGAGTAAAAGGATATAATAGTGATGAAGGAATTACTCTATATTCTGTACCTCCTGATCAGGGTTCAGGAGAAATAAATACAGCAAGTACATACTCATTTTCAACATCAGTAGAAGTTCTAATCTCAGAGGTAAAATTTAATATTGACAATTATTTTATATCAAAATCAAGAACTAATGAAATATCTCCAATTATTACTGGTCTTGAACAAACTATTAAGAGTAAATATAATTCTCTACAACAACTTCTTTCTCAACAATCTATCCTTTTAGAAGAACAAAACCAAGAATCCCTTTATTTTGAAGAAGATAAAAGGCTAGTTATACAAATTAGTAAGGAACAAAATGAAATAACAAGATTAAATGAAGAACTAGAGTATTGGAAAGCTCAATTAGACTTAAACAACTCATTATAAAAATCACTAATTTTAATATTTATAACAAAAATGAAATCTACAGAACTTAAAAAAATGATTAAAGAAGCCGTAAAAGAGGCGATCCAAGAGGAATTAAAAGATATTCTTTTGGAAGCGGTTCGTGCTCCTAAAGCATCGTCTGTAGCAGTTATGCAAGAATCAGTTAAACCTGAGCCCCCATACAGTGGAGCTCCTACTCAACCTTCAATGACTGCTGAACAAAAGCGTAGTTTATACGAGCAAGCATTAGGTGAAACTACAATGAACTTTAATTCTTCAAATGTTCAAACATTTAGACCACAAGCTGGATATGATGCCGCTAATGGCACTCTACCAGCTGGAGAAGTTGATATGGATATGATTGCTGGTTTAATGAATAAAAGATAAAATAAATGGCACAAATTATACAAAATAAATACCCCATTGATTCTAATGCTAGAAAAGCAGTAGGATTTGGGTTTCCTCTAAATGGGGATGCTGTATTTGTGCCTACTTACCAAACAAGAGATCAAATTAGGGCTAATTTAATTAATTATCTTTTAACTAATAAAGGAGAAAGAGTGTTTAATCCTAATTTTGGTGCTGATTTAAGAGCATTATTATTTGAAAACATAGTTGATGATACCTTAGATGATTTAACCACTAGGATACAAGATAATATTTCAATTTATTTTCCTGAGGTAAATGTAAAATCTATTCAATTTGATAACCTTCCCGATTCTAATGTGATTAACTTCATATTAACATATGAAATTGTTTTATTTGGGATTGAAGATAGTGTAAATATATTATTACAATAATGGCTGATTTAAAAAGAGACATAAAATACATTAGTAGGGATTTTAATGATTTCCGTAATACTCTCATTGAGTACTCTAAAACATATTTCCCAGATACTTACAATGACTTTACACCTTCTTCTACAGGTATGCTATTCATGGAAATGGCTTCTTATGTAGGAGATGTATTATCATTTTACTTAGATAACCAGATTCAAGAAACTTTTATCCAAAAAGCTCGTCAAACTGATAACTTATTTAATTTGGCTTATATGCTTGGTTATACACCTAAAGTAACAACAGCAGCATCAGTTGATATTGATTTTTATCAACAAGTTCCTGCTAAATTAAGTGGTAGTGTAACAGTTCCTGATTATGATTATGCCTTATTAATCCCAGAAAATACCCAAATATCTTCTAATACAAATAGTAATATTAAATTTTTAGTTGAAGATGTAGTTGATTTTACAGTTTCTAGTTCAATGGATCCTACAGAAGTTTCAGTATACCAGTTATCAGGTACTACTCCCACTTACTATCTTTTAAAAAAGACTAGAAAAGCCATTTCAGCTACAATTAATACTACAACATTTTCATTTAATGCTGGAGTAAGATTTGATAAACGTACTATTAATACCAGTAACATTATCGGTGTTTTAGACGTAGTAGACAGTGATGGTAATGAGTGGTATGAGGTACCTAACCTGGCACAAGAAAATGTGTTCGATACAATTAGAAACACAAATATAAATGATCCTAATTACACTGAAAACAGTGATGCCCCATATCTTCTTCAATTAAAACAAGTACAAAGAAGATTTGTAACACGCTTTAAAAACACAGGTTCATTAGAATTACAATTTGGAGCTGGAAATTATGGGTCTAATGATGAAGAAATTATCCCCAACCCAGATAATGTTGGTTTAGGTTTACCATTTGAAAGAACAAAATTAACTACAGCATTCTCACCATTAAATTTTGTGTTTACAAATTCTTATGGTATTTCTCCTTCAAACACTACCTTAACTGTTAGATATTTAACAGGGGGTGGTGTAGCTGCAAATGTTGAAGCTGGAGCTTTAACAATTGTAGATGATACAAATGTTAGATTTTTAAACCAAAATCTTACAAATACTTCCTTAGCTAATACTATATTTAATTCATTAGCATCTAATAATGAAAGAGGAGCTGATGGGGGGCAAGACGGAGATACAATTGAAGAAATTAGACAAAATGCTACAGGTAATTTCCAAAACCAATTACGTACTGTAACTAAAGAAGATTATTTGGTTAGAGCATTATCAATGCCTTCTAATTTAGGTGTAATAGCTAAAGCTTATGCTATACCGGCTAAAATAGCAGAATACCAACCTGGGGAGTTACCTACAGTATTAGATTTATATATTTTATCTTATGATATAAATAAACGATTAAGAACAGCTTCAAATACACTTAAGAGAAATCTTAAAACATATCTTTCTGAATATAGAATGATTAATGATGCTATTAAAATTAAAGATGCTTTTATTGTTAATATTGGGGTCGAATTTGATATTATTGTATTACCTAATTATAATAATAATGAAGTATTAACTAAATGTATTGATGCTTTATCTTCGTATTTTGATACTGATAAATGGTTAATTAACGAACCTATCATTTTAAAAGATTTATCTATTTTGTTAGATAAAGTTGATGGTGTTCAAACTGTTAAAAAAGTTAAAGTTACAAATAAAGCAGGAGAAGCTTTAGGATATAGTGCTTATGGATATGATATTGATGGTGCAACTGTAAATGATGTTGTTTACCCTTCAATAGATCCTATGGTTTTTGAAGTTAAATACCCTAATGAAGATATTAAAGGTAGAGTAGTACCATTATAATAAAAAGATATGGCAGTATATAAAATATTTCCTACAAAAGACGCTACATTATATAGCCAATACCCCGCCCAAAACACAGGTTTAGATCAGGTTTTAGAGGCATCATCCTATGATTTTAGGGGTATTCGTTATAAAAGTAGATATTTGATGCAATTTTCTACTACAGAAATACAAAATGTAGTAGATACTAAAACCGTTGGATCTTGGGTTTCTTACCTTAAAACTTATAATGCTGCTACCTCAGGTTTATCTATAGATACAAATTTGTATTTTTATACAGTATCTGGAAGTTGGGAAATGGGGACAGGTATTTTAAACTCAAACCCACCAGTAAATAATGGTGTAAGTTGGGATTATAAAGATGTTTCCGGTTCTATCCGTTGGGATAATGAGGGAGGAGATTATAATTTATCCCCAGTTTATTCCCAATCGTTTACATATACATCTCCAATTGATATTAATATTAATGTAACAAATACTGTTGAAACTTGGTATAGTGGATCTTCTAATAATGGATTTTTAGTAAAACTTACAAGTAGTATTGAAAATACAGATAATATTAATATCCAACCTATTTTTAAGTATTTTTCAATTGATACAAATACTATTTATCCTCCTTATTTAGAATTTAAATGGAGTGATTATTCGTTTGATACAGGTTCTTCAACAAATGCAATTTTAAGTACTCCTGAAGCATTTGTATCAATTTATAATAATACTGGGGTATATTACTCTGAAAGCGTTCCACGTTTTAGATTAGCAGCGGTACCTAAATACCCTGATAGACAGTTTATAACTGCTTCTTATTATACCGAAAACTATTATCTCCCTGAATCACAATCATTGTATGCTATTAAAGATAGCTCAACTAATGAGTTTGTAGTTGATTTTGATTCTAATTATACTCGTATTAGTGCAGATGCTACTTCAAGTTATTTTGATGTGTATATGAATGGTTTAGAACCTGAAAGATATTATACCGTCTTAGTTAAAACTGTAGTAGGTGGGGTTACTAAAGTATGGGATGAAAATATTATGTTTAAAGTTGAAAAAGGATAATGGAACAAGTAAATTTAAATAGACAGGTTTTTGATAAAGAAAAATTTAATGAAACTATTGATACTTCTTTTTCCCAATTAGGTCCCCAACAACCTGATCCTAGTTTTTTTGATACTAGCTTGGCTACAGTAGAAGATTTTTTTACGTTATATGACAAGTTTTTCTTTGAAATTCCTAAAGAAGGCCAAACAAATTCTCATACTTATCTAATTACAGAAAGTTCAGAATATGTTGGTTTTCAACAGAATCAAGAAGAAATTCAAGCACTTTTACAAGAAATTGCAGATTTAAGAGAAGAAAACTTAACATTAAGACAAGAAAATGTTACACTTATCCAAGAAAAATTTGACAGCCCACCCTCAGCCACAGCAGAAGTACCTCAACAATCATTTGGGGCTTAATTTTTCTACAAAAAGTTTATTATAAAGATATTTATAAACAAAATAGATGGCATCAGAAGTTACAGCATCTTTAACACCTATAACACCTTCATTACTATTTAATGATGGGTTTGAACTATCAGATCAAGCTATAATCCCTAGTTCAGATTTACCTAGTTCGTTTTCCCCAACTCAAAACACAGTTGAATTTTATGTTTATAGTGCAGATGTTAGTCTTTTAAGTGAAGATTATAATTTTACTAATTGGAGTATAACTCAAGATTCTAATCCTGATGATCCCACTGCTTCAACAATTTTAGATTTAAATCCTATCCAAGATGTATCAAGTGTAGGATTAGATGATGGGGTAGTTTATGCTGTATATAACTTTATTAATACTGAATTAAGCTCTAGTAGATCAAATCCATATTATTTAGCAGAAATCTCTTCAGATAGAACTGAAATTAGATTAAAGTCTAATAATATTACAAATGAAGAAATTTCTACAACTTTTGCTCAATTAAAAAATACATTAAATACTGCAGAGTATTTTGATGAACTTTATATTAGTTTTGGAGAAAATGAATATCATATTGGGGTTAATGTAGAATTAGATACTACAGAAACTCAATTCTCTGTTTTAGTAAAATTATATGATGCACTCCCTGACCAATACCAGGTTAAGGATACTCTTTATGTAGCTACAAAAGTAGCAGAATCTCAAGCATTTAAAATTGAATATCCTAGTGTTATAACAGATTTACCTTTAGATATAACTTACCTTCAAGGACCTAATACAAACCTTGAAATTAAAGATTTTATCAATAATTCAACAGAATTAAAATCCAAATCAGAATTATTAAATACAAATTCTACTGCATCTAAAGATAATTTACAAAACGTATTAAATCAAAAAGGTGTTAAAATTACACCTAATTACTCATATAATACATTTAATGAATTTGTTAATTTCTCTTCTGCAAAGAAAAGAATTGAAAACTTTATCGAAAAAGTAGAACAAATTCAATCATATGAAGCTGACATTGATACTTTAACATCAATTACAGGCCCTACCTCAGCATCAACTGATGTATCTTCAAGTATTGCCTCAGCAGAAACTAAAATTGAAAATCTAATTAAGAACTTTGATGGGTATGAATATTATTTGTACTATAATACTTCATCTTTATCTTATCCAAAGACAGGTTCTTCATTCCCCTATTCATTATTACCAACCACAGATGTAAGTGTTTCTGTATGGTTAGGTAGTGATGTTGAGAATTCTCAATATTATGGGGGTATTTTATTATCTGCCTCTTTATATGATAATAATAACCAAAACTGGCTCTACTACACAATCCCAGAATTTATTAGGGATAATAATGATAACAACCAATATATTGAATTTTCAAATATGGTTGGTCAACATTTTGATGAAATTTGGTTATACACCAAAGCCGTATCTGAAAAGAATAATACTACAAGTGATTTAGATGAAGGTATTCCTCTACAATTGGCTGATGATGCTATTTCATCTTTAGGATATAAAGGATTTGGTAATAACTACAATAACCAAGACAATTTTATTGGGTTAACTGGTGAAGACAATGGTTCTTATGTTCCCCCTACAGGTAGTGAATGGATTACTGATTATATTGCTGTAAATGGGGGTAATGTTGCTAATTATTGGGTTATTGATTATTCATATGATAATTATGTAGAACAAATTAATGATCCTGGTTATCCCTATGCTATTGATAGAGTAAGTAAAGAAATTTTCAAACGTCTTTACCACAATATGTCTTACCTTGTTAAGAAAAAAGGTACGATTTCTGGTTTAAGACAACTTATCAACATTTGGGGTATTCCAAATACTATTCTTCGTATTAACGAATTTGGAGGTAAAAACAAAGATAATTCTGATGATTATGATTTGTGGTATAACCGATACAGTTATGCTTTTACCCCTGTATCAACTCAAAATTTAGCTAGTGCATCTGTTGTATTTCCTTGGATGCCTTTGGAACGAAATAGAATTGTAGATAGTGAATACATTGTTCCTGATAGTTTACAATTTAGATTTAAAACAACAGGATATCCATCATCATCATATGTTGGAGAATTTTTTACCCAATCCTTAGCAGTTAAAAAATCTGATGGTGATGATACATCAACAGATTTTGATTTTGGTATTGCTTTATATTATGAACCTCCTACTACAGGTTCTTATTCAGGTTCATTTACAAGCGATTATCAAGACTATGGAACTATGAAATTCTATATGTCTGGTTCAACCGCTGATGGTGGTGTAGCTGTGTCTAACGACATATATTTACCGTTCTTTAATAAAGGGTGGTGGACCGTAATGTTACAAAGAGACACTCACGTATCTGCGAGTACTAACAGTAATGCCACAACTTATACTTTATATGCTAAAAATAATATCTACAATGGTTGGGATGGTAATTCAATAGGATTTGAAGGATCTGCAAGTATTGTATCTAATGTTTCAACTTCAATTAACGAAGCTTGGAATAAATTTGGTACGGGTTCTGCTGATGGTGTTTACTTAGGTGGGTTTGTTTCGGGTTCAACAGTAGGAGGTATTACATTAAATGATAATGCTAAAATATTCTCTGGTTCTTTACAAGAATTTAGATACTATTCAGTAGCATTGAGTGAAAGTATTTTTAATGATTTTGTAATGAACCCTGAATCGATTGAGGGTATTAACATTACAGGTTCATTAAGTTCATTTGATATATTAAACTTTAGAGCACCATTAGGAAACGAAATGGAAAGTATATTTACTGCTTCCTATAGTTCATCCTATTCAGAATCAATGGTTTCAATGCACCCTGCAATTACGGGTGCTGCTGAATTACTAATTACAAGTTCATTTGTAAACCCTAGTGGTGATATAACTTCAAGTGTTTATGATATTTTGTATTATGAAAATACAACTACAAAGACATATAGTAAGACTAACACAGAAGTATATTTCTTAGATCAACCCGCCATTGGTATTCGAAATAGAATCTCTAATAAGATTGAAATTGATGATGCCCAAGATTATGGTACTACATTATCTTCATTAAGATCAATTCAACAAGATTATCAAATCAGTAGAAGCTATACAGAGGATATTAATAATTTAGAAGTAGCATTTTCACCCCAAGATGAGGTAAATGATGATATTATCCAAACATTTGGTTTTGGGGTGGTTGCTGATGCATTAGCAGATCCAAGATTTGTTTCATCATCAGATGACTATTATCCTAAATTAAGAAAAACCGCTGAAGAATATTTTGAAAAATATACTAAAGGAAATGTTTACGATTACTTAAGATTAATTAAATATTTTGATAATTCAATCTTTAAGGCGATCAAAAATTATGTTCCGGCTCGTACAAGTGTTTCTACAGGTATTGTTATTAAACAACACATGCTTGAAAGAAACAGAGCAAAACCTGTTCAGTTATCTGAAGTAACTACAATTGCACGTTATGCCTCGGGTTCGGTTGATAACATTGTTTATAACCAACCTTTAGATTATGAAAATCTTGAATTAACTTCAAGCATTGAAATAGGTGAAATCTCGGGTAGTACAGGAGGTTCTGTTGAACAATTTAACTATAGTGGTTCACCTGTATTTGGACAATTACCTATTACACAATCTTGGGATAATAATATTCCAACAGAATTAGGTTTAACTACAATTATAGAAAATAAAGAAAGAGAATTCTATGATGGTGAATATAGTGGTAGTGAAAAAGCAGCCACTACCCAATCCTTATTTAATAACCCATTTACAGCATTCTCAGCAACAGAAACCTCATATGAAGTTGATGTAATTAACTATGATTTTAAAGAATATCAAGTTTCAGGGAGTGGAGGAATTAAAATGATGATTTCAGCTAGTGCTGCGGGTGTCCAACCATCTTTCGAACAACTTGAATCTGAACTTGCTAATATTGGTTCCTTCGCTTCAGCTGGAACAGGTTCTATTATCCATATATGTCCTCACCCTTCTTCTTCAGCTGTATGGTATATTACTGCTATTGTTTTAGCTGAAATGGTAGAAGATGGTGGTACTGGTGACCAAGGATTCTGGGAAACATTAGCGCTTGATCATTATAATAATTTAAACTTTGCTTGGCCTTATTGGGCTAATGGTGGTATTTACTATAATACTCCTGAAAGTTTTCTACTTACCCCCTATTCTAGATTTACCTTACCAAACCCATCAACTGGTACTTACAATTTAGGTCCTGATATATACAGTGATAATCTACCTTGGAGTGAAATTTATACAATGGGATTAGGATTTACAGCTACAGCAGCTGTACCAGGTTTGGGGAGATTTTGGGCTAGAGAAAAAAATCCTGGTGATAATCCATTCCCTGATTTCGAATCTGATTTATCAGCTGCTGTTTTTCAACAAAATGCTTTTAATATTGTAAAAACTCCTACAAACTGGCAGAACCCAAGGTTTATAGGAGCTAGTCAAGGTCATGGTGCTAGATTTCAAGTTAGTTTAACAAATAACACTACTATAGACTCAATAGAAGTTATTCCCAATGATGTGGGGACAGGTGGGCAGGGATTTACACAAGGTCAAACAATCACCATCCCTTCAGAATCTTTAGGTGCAACTTCTCCTGGAGGTGTTGATTTAATTTTGACTCTTACTAATAAAGCATTTGACACTCTTAATCCTGAAGTACCTTTAAATCTAGGAAATTGGCCTAATACATATTATACTACTAATGCGTTTGATATAAAGGGTCATCCATCAGTACTACCTCCTGGAATTGTCCATCCCCAAATAGCACCAGGATATTTTGAATTCCCTACAGGTTCTGCAACTGGAAGCTTTTTAGGAGAACATACTGAAGGTAATAACCCTGGAGGTACTAGTGGTTGGGGAGGTATACTCGAATTAGATATTAACCCCACTAACCCCGACACTGTAAATAATGTTAATGTTTTCTCCCCCGGTATAGGTTATGGAGATGGAGATGTTTTATTATTCCCAACAGCATCCTTAGGAGATACTCAAGCGGGTGGTACTGATTTAACACTTACAGTAGGAATTGATCCTTATACAATAGCATTAAATTCCTCAAACAGATCAGGAAGACCAATTATAGGTAATGGTACTATTACATTTACTAATAACTCTATTTTCCAATCTGGATTAAAATACTTATCCCCAACTGCAACTAATAATGCCGTAAATGTAAGCGCCTCAGATGGGGTAATGGAGGTTCATATGCAACCAACAGCTATTTGGCGTAGCTCAAGTGCTGAAATTGGAAGGCAATGGCAAGCTCATTCCATTATAGTTAGTCAAAACGATTTAAATGGTAATTACAATTACCCAACATTAAATGCTAATCCTAGTTTTAGTCTAGCATTAGATGATATTAATGTTACCCTAACTGCATCTGCTAATGTATTAACTAAAGGAAATTATACCTTACAATCTACAACATATAATGTTGCTGATAAAACATTTGGGTACATATTTGGTTTTA